AAACAGTTTAAACTTGCCCTTCAAGTAGCCGACAAGAAGAATTTCCCTTGGACTGGTGCTTCTAACATCAAGTTCCCTCTCATCACTATTGCTGCTTGGCGTACTAAGCCCTTCTGGGATGAAATTGTAGCTCAGCTACGTTCAGAAGAAGATGGGGAAATGGATTCTAAATATTCTAAGCTTGTTAAGAAAAGCTTAGAACAAATTGAAGACAGGCTTGATAATGGCGACTTCATGTACGACCCTAAGACAGGGAAGATGAAGCGTAAACCTGTTCTTCTTCGTGACGCCTTACGAGCTTCTAAAGAGCTTTCTGAACAGCGTGCTGTTGTACGTAAGAAGCCTAAAGAACAACAAACAAATGAGAACGTTGTTAGCAGGCTTGATAAGCTTGCTTCTGAGCTTATGGCATTTGCTAAAGCTAAGACAATTAATGTTCCTGATGTAGAAGATGTGGAGCCTGTATAATGCCTTACATGAAAGATGGCAAGAGAGATTATAAAAGAGAGAATGCTCTTTATAATTCGTCTCCTGAACAGAAGAAAGCTCGTGCTCAACGTAATGCTGCTAGGGCTACAATGGCTAAAGCAGGCAAGGTTAGTAAGGGCGACGGTAAGGACGTAGATCATAAACGTCCAGTGTCTAAAGGAGGTACTAATGCTTCTAATAATCTTCGTGTTCAGTCTGCCTCTGCTAATCGTTCTTTCAAGCGAACTAAGACAAGCAAAGTAAAATAAGGAAACATAACAATGCTAAATGCCCAACTACTAGAAGGGTTTTCTAACAATGCTTAATGCGCAGTTGTTAGAAGGCTTTGTAAACGGTCTATTACGTAAGAACTTTGATGGGGCTTCCGAAACACCAGATGCTCACAGAGAATGGTGGGAGTTGTGTTGTTCAAGTGATAGGTATGTAGCGATTGCAGCGCCACGGGGTTAACGTCCTTATTTGGCGCTAAATAAATAAAATAAGGCGTATGCGTGGCCCCGTATAAACTTCCCAAATTCGGTGAACTCCTCCTAGGACAATACCGAGCGAAGCCTCATAGTTGAGGAACGTGTAGAGACTAGACGAGAAGTATTAATTATAATTTAGGAGAAAAGATATGAGCCTTGCTCATGATTTAGCTTGGTGTGCTGGTTTTTTTGATGGCGAAGGTTATGTTACTGTTGGTACTCGATCTACTAAGTACAAAGATAGAGTATATAAGGGACACTACTTACGTATTGGCATCAATCATGTTTCAATCCAACCTCTTTTAGAAATGCAGAGAGCACTTGGAGGGAATATTAGAAAGCAATCTGAAAACACTGTTGTTGGAAAAAGAAAAGCAAGACACAGTTGGACACTTTCTTGTTCTCAAGCAGAGATTGCACTAATTAAAATGATGCCATATTTTAAAAATAAAAACAATGTAGCTTCTTTAGGTTTGGATTTGCAGAATACTATGAGTGCTAATAAGCTTGCACTATCAGAAGATATTTTCAATATTCGAGAAGCTATTAAACAGCAGATCATAAATTTAAACTCCTTAGATTAATAAAGGTATAGTCCGATCCTCAGAGCAATCTGAGACAAATTAGCATGCTAAATCTACAGCTATTACACACTCATACACATTAGCCTCTGTTCTCTTTCGTGCAAGTTCTTACGTAATCATTGTTTCAGCCACCAGCTCTACCAGTGTTCAGTTCCTAGGTGATATTAAAAGGGAACTTCAAGATAATGAAGACCTCAAGGAGCTATTCGGTATTGCTGAGTGGGTGAAAGATACAGAAGACGATTTGATTGTTAAGATGGATGATGGGCATTGCTTTCGTATACAAGCTAAAGGTGCTGAACAAAAGATGCGTGGTCTTAAGTGGGCTAATAAGCGTCCTGACCTAGTAGTTTGTGATGACTTGGAAGAAGACGAAAGTGTTATGAATAAGGACAGACGTGATAAGTTTAGGCGTTGGTTCTATGGTGCTCTTCTTCCTTGTATCTCTAATATTGGCAAAGTGAGAATGGTTGGTACGATTCTTCATATTGACTCTCTTCTTGAGCGTCTTATGCCTGAGAATCAGCTTGGACCTACTCGTAAAAAAGCCATTATTAAGACAGAATTGTCTGAATATACAAATCTTAAATGTCCTTGGAAAAGCGTTAAATATAGGGCTCATAATGAGGATTATTCAGCTATTTTGTGGCCTGAAAACAAGAGTAAACAGTGGCTGATTGACACTCGTGAGAACTTTATTCGTCAAGGTTTGCCTGAAGTTTACTCTCAAGAATATCTAAACGTACCTCTAGATGAAGCACATGCTATCTTTAAGCGTACAGACTTCCATGCAATGAAGCCTGAAGATCGTAAGAAGAAGCTTAATTATTACATTGCTTGTGATTTGGCAGTATCTAAAGAAAGTCAAAGAGACTGGAGTGTATTTGTTGTAGGTGGCATGGACGAGAATGGTGTTCTGAACGTTGTTAACATCGTCAGAGACAGGCTAGATGCCAGTGAACTCGTTAATACAGCCTTAGCCCTACAGCGCCTATACAAACCTATGATTTTTGCTTTTGAAAAGGGTGTAATTCAGAAGAGTATTGGACCCTTTCTAAACGAACAGATGCTCGCTCAGAACACTTTCATGCCTCTGCAGCTACTCTCTCCCACTGGTGATAAGATCGCCCGTTCTAGAAGCATTCAAGCCCGTCTACGGGCAGGAGGTGTTAGGTGGGACAAGGATAGCGAATGGTATGACCAAGCAGAAGATGAAATGCTTAAATTCCCTAGAGGAAAACATGATGACGTAGTAGATAGTATGTCCTATCTTGGTTTGATTTGTGACAGGCTTATCGAAGGTCCAACTGATGCTGAACAAGCAGATGAAGAATATGAGGAAGAATATGGGAAGCATCGGGATGAAAATTCAGGTAGGTGTGAAACGACAGGATATTAAACATGCTAGTTCTTGAAACTACGTTAAAGCTTGATAAGATTGTTAACGAAATTAATATTGCTCCTTTGCTTTCTAAGCAAGACCTTATTAACATTGGTAAGCAGGTTGTACAGCTTTACGATTTGGATGAGAACACTCGTGAAGAGTGGAAGCAACGTAAGGAACAGCAGTTTAAACTTGCCCTTCAAGTAGCAGACAAGAAGAATTTTCCTTGGACTGGTGCTTCTAACATCAAGTTTCCTCTTATTACTATTGCGGCTCTTCAATACCATGCTCGTGCATACCCTGCCCTAATTGATGGTGCTAATGCTGTTCATTGCCGCGTTATTGGTGATGATAAGGATGGCCAGCAAGAGCTTCGTGCTCGACGTATTGAGCGTCATATGTCGTATCAGCTTCTTGAAAGCGATGCTAATTGGGAAGAAGATCAAGATAAGGTTTTGCTTACTCAGCCTATCGTAGGCAGTGCTTTTAAGAAAACTTATTTCGATCCTAATATTGGTGAGCCTGTTAGTGAGAATGTTCTTGCTAAAGACTTGGTAGTTTCTTATTTCACTAAAGACTTAGCAACATGCCCTCGCATCACTCATGTTCTTTATCGTTCACAGAATGATATTTATGAACGTGTTAAAGCTGGAATTTATGTAAAGCACGAAGAAAACAAAACTGTTAAACATCTTGATACGCGTCTTCAAGGACTTCAGGATCATGTTCATGGATTGACAGCGCCCACTGATGACCCCTCCACCACTATTGAAATGCTTGAACAGCATTGTTATATGGACCTGGATGATGATGGTTATGAAGAGCCTTACATCGTAACAGTAGGTAAAGCTAATAAGAAAGTTTATCGTATTGTAGCCCGTTTCTTTGAGAGTAGTATTTCTCGTAATAAGAAGGGTGAAGTGTTACGTATTGAGCCTGAACAGTATTTTACTAAGTATCCTTTTATTCCTAGTCCTGATGGTGGTTTCTATGATCTGGGGTTTGGGGATTTGCTGGGGCCTTTGAATGATTCAATCAATACAATCATTAACCAACTTGTTGACGCTGGCACTATGGCTAATACTGCTGGTGGCTTCTTGTCTCGGGGTATTAAGATTAGAGGAGGCAACTACAACTTTGCTCCTCTTGAATGGAAGCACGTTGAGTCAACTGGGGATGATTTACGTAAAGGGATTGTCCCCCTCCCTGTTCGTGAGCCTTCACAAGTACTGTTTACTCTACTCAGTTTGCTCATTGATTATGGCGAGCGTATCGGTGGTAGTGTTGATGTCTTAGCTGGTAAGAATCCCGGACAAAATACTCCTGCTGAAACTAGTCGTAATATGACTGAGCAAGGCTTGAAGATTTTCAATGGCATCTTCAAACGCACTTATCGTGCTATGAAGGAAGAGTTTAGGAAAATCTATCGTATCAACCAATTGAATATCACTGCTGATGTAAAGCTTGGTGGTCAATTGTTTATTAGTAAAGATGACTATGCTGGAGATCATAAGGACATTGTTCCTTCTGCTGATCCTAACATGTCTAGTGAAAGCCAACGCATTAATCAAGCTATGGCTATCAAGCAATCAGCTATGTCAACTCCCGGATATGACATGTATCAAGTGGAGATGGCTTATCTGCGTGCCTTGAAAGTTACTAATGCAGAGCTGCTCTATCCTGATCCTAAAGGTCCTAATGCTATTCCTGCTGGTCCCAATCCTAAGATGTTGGAGATTGAAGTTAAGCAACAAAAGCTTAAGCTTGAAGAGCAACAAATGCAATTGGATGCCCAGATGGAACAAGGTAAGATGCTTATGCAAGCAGAGCTTATTAAGAGTCAGATTCGTGAATTGGAAGCTAAGGCTGCTAAGGCTATGTCTGAAGCTCAAGGTATTGATAGTGGACATCAAATTTCGCTAATCAATGCTGAACTTTCCCTGATGAAGAATAAGCATGAAGGATTGATGCAAGCTGCTGAATTCCTGCATAAACGAACGAAAGATCATCGTGAGTTGGATGTTTGGGAAAAAGAGATTGAAGCTAAGAAGGTTAAAGATATGGCTGTTAAGGGTGCATAACTAGGAGGAAGTAATGGCGGTTTATACTAAGGAAGTGTTTGAAGAATGGAAGCTTAATAGTGTCACTCGTAGGTTTCTCAAGAAGCTAGATTACGAGCGTGAAGTGCTAAAGGAAATGCTTGCTACTCACAGCGATTGTGATGTGGCTAATCTTCGTGGACGTGCTGCTGCTATTGCTTCTATTACTGATATTAGTTATGAGGATTTGGAAAATGAATAAGAGTGGTATTCGCCCTGCTGGGCATCGTCTCCTAGTTAAGCCTGATGTTGTTGAAGAGGTGTCTGTTGGTGGCATCATCCTAGCAACTAAAGATCAAAAGGCTCGTGAGCAGCTTGCTCAAGTTAAAGGTGTTCTTGTTGCTATTGGTGACACTGCTTGGGCAGATCAGCCTAAAGGTGCATGGGCTAAGGTGGGAGATAAAGTGAGTGTTGGTAAATACGCTGGTTTGCTCTGTCAAGGTGTTGATGGTTGCGAATATCGTATTGTGAGTGATTTGGATTTGGTTAGCATCTACGAGGAAGAATAATGTCTGAAGAAACTGTTGTTGAAAATACTGTTGCTCCTGAAGTGCTATCCGAAGCACGTAGTCAAGGCTGGGTTCCTAAAGAAGAGTTTCGTGGTCCTGAAGGTGTATGGGTAGATGCTGAAAAGTTTGTTCTTAAGGGCAAGCAAATCAACCCCATTCTTCGTAAGAACAATGAAATCCTCCTTAAGAAGATTGGGGATAAGGACAAGGAAATTGCTGAGATTAAAGCTTCTGTTGAAGAGTTTAAAGCTTTTCAGAAAGAAGCCTATCAACGCAAGCTTGGTGAATATGAAACTCAAATCTCTCAACTTAAGGTTGCTAAACGAGAAGCTGTCACTAATGGTGATGGAGATCGTGTCGTGGCTATTGATGACGCCATTGACGAACTCAAGGAACAAAAGGCACAAGCTAAAGCTGAAGCTGATAAGAAGCCTGTCGTTGTAGAAGAGAAGAAGCAAGAACAACAGATTCAGATTGATCCTATTCTTCAGAACTGGATGGACGGCAATTCTTGGTATGGTAGAGATGATGAAGCATCCGAGGTTGCTAATGCTCTTGGTGTTGCTGTCAAGAAGCAGTTTCCTCATCTTTCTGGTCAAGCCTTCCTTGACAAGCTTGATGAACGTATTGAAGAACGCATCCCTGAAGTTAAGGGTAAGAAGCGTGTCTCTCAGGTTGAAGGAGCTGCTAACACTGGCAACTCTGGAGGCTCTCGTTCTACTACCAAAAAGACTTACGAAAACCTTCCCTCTGATGCTAAGGCAGCTTGTGATAAGTTCGTAAAACAAAAGCTAATGACTAAAGAGGATTATGTTTCCTCGTATGACTGGAGTTAATTGATATGCCCGCACCCCTTACTATTGCACAAAAACGTGAACGAGCCCTTGGCAAGCAAGACGCTCTCATTCGTGAAACTAATGATCGAGCGATTCAGGGCGAAGGCGGTCGTCGTCGTAATGTGTTTAATGGCACACAAACTAAACTCTCTGTCCATAATCTAATTGAAGGTTATCATCTTCATTGGCTTAATGATCGAGAAGGGCGTATTCAAACTGCAGTTGATGCTGGTTACGAATTTGTTAAGCCTGCAGAAGTTGGTAACACTCAAATCAATGTAACTGAACGTGGTGGCGATCTTGGTGATCGAGTTCGTCAGTATGTAGGTATTGATGAAGCTGGTTCTCCTCTCTATGCCTATCTGATGAAGATTCGTGAAGACTGGTACGAAGAAGATCAAGCATCTATGCAAGAACGAAATGATATGGTTGATGACGCTATTCGGGTTGGTAAGAATGCTAGTGGTGGTAGCACTGAAGGCTTCTATGTCCCGGCCAACGGCATTAAGTATTAAGTTAGGTAAGTGTCTCTAGTAAGTTTATTTATCAAACAATGGACGTACTGCGTACGCTTCCTAAATTCTAAGGATTATAATGGCTAACTATTACAAGGGTTTTAACCCTTATCGCTATGCTGACGGCAACCCGTGGAACGGTGCTGCTACTCTTTATTGCATTCCCTCCACTGATGGCTCTGCCTTCTATATTGGTGATGCTGTTAAGAGTGCTGCTGGTTCCGATGCTGACGGTATTTCTTATGTTCAAAAAGCTGCTGCAGGTGACACTGTTCGTGGCGTTGTTGTTGGTGTTCGTGTCTCTGATCCGGGTGTGTCTCTGCAAGGTACTGCCCTCTCTCTCGAAACTATTAGCATTCCTGCCTCTAAGGCACGAGCCTATTATGTTTATGTAGCAGATGATCCGAACATCCTCTTCACTATGCTCGACGATAGTGGTGTCTATCCGGGTGGTACTACGGCTGCTAACCAACGACTTGCTGCTAACAAGAATGCCAACTTCACTGTTGTTGTTCCTACGCAAGGTCAACATTCGGCTTCCGTTCTTGCTGCTGCTACGATTGCAACTACTAACACGCTTCCCCTCAAGATTTTTGGCTTTGTTCAAAGTCCGGATAATCTGGTTGATGGCAGTGCTGCTCGTCGTCTCATCGTCAAGTTTAACACCCATGAACTGCTCGGCTCCACTGCTGGCGTCTAACCTTAAATAAAGAAAAGGATATAATATGGCTGGTATTATTACCACTGCATCACACCCGAAAGCACTGTGGCCGGGTATCAAGGCTTGGTGGGGTCAGGTGTATGACGAACACAAGACTGAATTCACCGATCTGTTTGACACTGAATCGTCTGGTCAAAACTACGAAGAAGATGTCCAGCTCACTGGCTTTGGTTTGGCTCAACGCAAGAGTGAAGGTGCTCCGGTTCAATATGATTCGGAAGTGCAAGGCTTTGTCACTCGCTTCACGCACGTTGCATACGCTCTTGGTTACATCGTAACTAAAGAAGAGCTGGATGACAACCTGTATGAGCAAGTGTCTAAGCGTCGCTCTGCTGCTCTGGCTATGTCTTTCCGTCAGACTAAGGAGAACATTGCTGCTAACATCTACAACCGTGCATTCAACAGTTCTTACACTGGTGGTGATGGTGTGGCTCTGTGTAGCACTGCCCACCCGAACACTGCTGGTGGCACCTTTGCTAACAAGCCTGTTGTAGACGCTGACCTGTCTGAAGCTTCTCTTGAAGATGCTCTTATCAGCATCATGGGTATGCAGAACGATCGTGGCCTGCTCATCTCGGTTATGCCGAAGAGTCTCCACATCCCTCGTCAGGAATGGTTTAATGCTCAACGTATTCTGAAGAGCGTTTACACTCCGGGTAGTGCTAACAACGACATCAACGTGCTGAATGCAACTAACGCATTTCCCGGTGGTGCTGTTCTTAACCACTATTTCACCTCCCCCCATGCTTGGTTTATTCGCACTAACGTGCAGCGTGGTATGGTGCATTACGAGCGTACTGCTATTTCCTTCGATCAAGATAATGACTTTGATACGATGAACGCTAAGGCTAAGGGCTATGAACGTTATAGCTTTGGTTGGACTGACCCGCGCGGGATTTTTGGAGTGAACGGGCCTTAAGGGAGTGTTTGGAATATATATTTGTATATTCCTGTGTTAATTTAGTTACTTTCCTAGATATATACTATTGTAGTAGTAATATTATTTAAGTATATATTTTAGGAGAGTAACTAATGACTATTAAATACGGTAAGCAAAAACATCCTCTTTACAACTCTTGGTATTCCGCTCAACGAGAAAAGAATCTTTGTGAGGAATGGAAAGATGATTTTTGGAAGTTTGCAGAAGAGGTAGGAGAACGTCCTGCTAATTCTCGTCTCTATCGACCGGATAGTTCTAAACCTTTAAGTATTGATAATCTGCAATGGAAAGAAGTTGCAATGTTAAATAAAGATTATGAATCGGCTGCTGCCCGTCAAAGGGAATACCGTTTGCGTAATCCTGATAAACAAAAAGGTTACGATTTAACTAAGAGTTTTGGAATTACGCTAGAGCAATATCGTGAAATGCAGAAGAGTCAAGGTAATGTATGCGCAATTTGTGGCAAACCTGAGACAACTGTAGATCAGCGTAAACAAGGTTGTAGAGAGTTAGCTGTGGATCATTGTCACAAAACTGGTAAGGTTAGAGGTTTGCTTTGTGGGCATTGTAATAAAGCCCTAGGTAAATTTAAAGATAACATATCTGTTTTAGAATCTGCAATTGCTTATCTCAACAAACACAAGGAACAATAATGGCACAAAGTAAACTTGCTGTACCTGCTGCCAAAACTGGTCAAGCCCCTAAACAAGCTCCCAGTGGTAAGCCTAAGAGTGCTGGCTTTATGCCCGGCCCTAAGAAACATCGTAATTAATATGGAAGATTCTAAGCCTTGGTGGAAGAGTAAGACGCTTCGCTTCAATGCCGCTGTAGCTGCTCTAGGAGCTATTGAGGCCAATGCCCAAGTTATTCAGCCTCTTCTCCCTGTAAACTTCTATAGCCTCCTCACTGTCGTATTGGCTGCTGGTAATGCCATGCTACGAGTGATTACTACCGCTTCTCTCACTAAGGACTGATATGGCAATTGGCATCCCCACTCGCTTTCCTAATGGTGTTTCCACTAATCTGGTTGACACTGTTATGGCTGACTACCCGCTTCCTGATCCTATCCATTCTGGCTCTGCTTCGGGTAAAGACGTATTCTCTTACATTAACGATTTCGTAGATTTGGGCAATGCTGCTTCTCGTACCATTACTGGTGCAGGTGCTTCTTTTGCCCTAACTGATGGTCTTGGTGGTATTGGTGTTCTCTCCCCTGCTTCTGGTGTAGCTTCTTCCATCTACCGAACTGGTGCTGCTTTCCAATTCGTTCAAGGTAATAAGTTTTGGTTTGTGCATCGTCTTAAATGCTCTTCTGTAGCTGGCAACACTGCCTTCTATTTTGGTGTTATTAAAACTGGTGCAGCCACCACTGATAGCCTTCTGTTTAAGAAAGTTGCAGCCTCCACTACGCTCTCGCTTGTCTCTACTGTTAATAACGTTGCTACCACTTTGGTTTCTAATGTAACCACTGTAGCTAACGATACGTTTGTTGATGTAGGTTTTTATTACGATGGTCGTGTTCTTGGTGTATATGTAGATGATGTGCTTGTCACTACAATTACAGACGTAACTGTAGGCTCTGCTTCCACTACGCTTACTAATGCACTCCTCACTCCTATTACGCAAATCGCTCCTGTAGCAACTGAAACTATCTCTCTTGATTATGCTATTGTAGCACAAGAGGTGAGCCGTTAATGAAACGCCCCTTCACAACTAAAGCAAAAGCTGCTCCTGTTAGTGCAGGGGCGTCTTCAATTCCAAAGGGACAAAAGCGAACAGCTACAGGTAAACCGAGCAAGCGTATGCCTTCCAAGCCTATTGCATCTAAAGCTGTAAAACTTAAACAAACAAAAGGAACATACTAATGTCTCGTGATGTATATCTGAAGTGTGGTGAGCTTCCTCGCTATTTCCGCTTTGGCACTGTTAATTTCACTAACGGTGTAGCCAATAGCTTGGCAATTTATAAAGAAAGTCCTTATAGCGTCTTTCAAGTTATTGCTGCTGCTGCTGCCACTGTAAAGATTCAAGGTAGTAATGAAATTGCTACTGGTGAAGGTGTTAATAGTAATTGGGTGGATATTGGTACTGTAACACTTGCTGCTGCTGGCACTGATGCTGTTGTCGTTAATGCGCCTTGGCGTTATGTACGTGCTAGTGTAACTGCTGCCACTGCTAAAACTGAAATCTTGATGGGTGTGTAATGATTGAAGAACTGATTGCTAAAGTGTTTTCTACACGTAACACAGCACATCTAGCTCATTGGTCTACTGGCTCTTACGCTCAACATAAAGCTTTAGGAGATTTTTACGATGATGTTATTGAAGCTGTTGACACGTTAGTAGAAGCCTACCAAGCTTATAAGAAAGTTGGAGCTGTAGATGTAGCTGGTTCTTCCTATCCTATCCTAAAGCAATTAGAAGACGATTGTAAATGGATGAGTGAGAACAGAGAAGAAATTACTTGTAATATGCCTGCTCTAGATAATCTTCTTCAAGGGTTGGAAGCAGTATATCTATCTACTATTTACAAACTTAAAAGGCTTTCTTAATGTCTTATAAACCATCTTATGCAAGCGGTGACAACAAAGCTATATGCGACAGGTGTGGCCGTCTGTATAAGATGTCTACACTACGTAGAGAGTGGAATGGCCTTTACACTTGTTCCAGTTGTTGGGAGCCTCGACAGACACAAGACTTTGTCAGAGGCGTAAAAGATATGATGTCTGTTGCTGTGAGTAGGCCAGAACAGAAAGATATTTTTACAGAAGTGTGTTTTACTAAAACTTCCATACCTGTATGGGCAAGAGCTGGATGTGCAATAGCAAATAATAGTTCTACAGTTGAACCCACTCCTGTTGGAACATTTGATCTAGTGTGCACTTCTAAAACTTCATTTCCTTCATTAGCAACAGCAGGTTGTGCAGTGGCTAGCAATACTGATTTCAAACAATAAGGATTAAATAAATGGCTGGTATTTCTTTTCAGGATTATGTAACCCCTATCCCTGCTTCTTGGCTTAATGCTGTTAATAATGTAGCTTATAATGGGATTTTTGATGGAATTCCTATTACATTAAAAGGTACAGCAGGTACAAATAGAGGGGCAGCATATACAACTGGTTTTATTAATAGATGGTATTCTGGTGTTATTAGCGATCCAGAATTAGGTAGTGATGTTGGTTCGTCTTATGCTATTTTTCGATACGGAGACACAGGAACCTATTTAGGTACTGCAGTTATTATTTCTAGAGATACAGGTAACACCTCTTTTAGTGGAAATGTCCTCCCCTCTACTGATAATACCAAATCTTTAGGTTTAAGTGGAAACAGGTGGTCCGTTGTTTATGCTGGTACAGGTTCTATTAATACTTCAGATGCCCGTGAAAAAACTTCTGTACGTTCTCTAAATGATTCAGAACTTGCAGCATCTAAGCAACTTGTAAGAGAACTAGGGGCTTTTAAATTCCTCTCTGCCATTGCCGATAAAGGAGAGAATGCTAGAGAGCATATTGGTATGACTGTTCAACGTGCAATTGAAATTCTTTCTGAAAACGGGCTAACACCTTCCAATTATGGATTTATTTGTTACGATGAATGGGAACAGAAAGAAGAAACAACTCCTGATGGTGCTGTAGTAACCCGAGAGTCGGGAAATCGTTATGGTTTCAGAACTGATGAACTTCTTCTGTTTATTGCTAGGGGGTTTGCAGATCAATTGGATGATATTGAATCCCGTCTCTCTTAATTTAAGGATTTCTAAATGAGCACTACATTTACGTTGTCTCGTGACGACATCATCACTCTAGCTCTTCGTAAACTTGGAGTGCTCGATATTGAAGGTGTTGCATCTGCTGCACAACTTACTAATCACTCCCTTGTTCTTAACATGATGTTGAAAGCTTGGCAAAGCAAGGGAATGAAACTTTGGACTGTTAAAGAGTATTCTCTTCCTCTTGTTGCTAATACTAATGTCTACACTATTGGCCCTGCTGGAACTGTTGTTCAGAATAAGCCTCTGAAGCTTATTCAGGCTTGGTTACGTAACGAGAGCGTATCCCCTAACGTAGACCTGCCTATGAATATTATTAGCCGACAAGAATATAATATTCTATCTGCTAAGAACTCTCAAGGCATTGCTAACAGTGTGTTTCTCACTCCTAACAGTACAGATGCTACACTGAAAGTTTGGCTCTCTCCAGACACCAACACTGCTACAAATTATAAGCTTTGGATTGTTGTTCAGGAAGCTATTTCTGATGTTAATTCTAACGTAGCTACTGACTTCCCTAACGAATGGATGCAATCCTTAGTTTGGAATATGGCTGCTGAATTGGCAATGGACTATGGTATTCCAGATCAACGTATGCAGCTAATTGCTATGCAAGCAGCTAAGTATAAAGAAGAGATGGAAGATTGGGATGTTGAATGTAATTCTACGTTCTTCCAGCCTGACATGAGGGCTCAGAATCAGAGAGGAACTGTCTAATGCCTATTATGCCTTTGGCTGTTCCTGTTCAATGTAGAAGTAAGAGCAGTCTTTCAACACTTAAGGATAGCTTTTCTAAGAATGTTTATTTCTCTTCTTTTGATGATAAGCAAGCTGTTGTTAAGCGTCCGGGATTGAAATTAATTCTTTCCCAAGCTGGTGGATTTCCTCAAGGACTCTTTAGCATTGGTCCTAATAATCATCCCCTAAAAGTTGATACAGCAGCCATAAGAGACGCTGTAACGAACGCATACTATGGGCCTGCTGGTGGTAGCCTTCCTTGTACTTTTAGTACAACAGAGGGCGCAGGGGGCACCTTTCTATACCCTTTAGTGTTTATCAACGAAGGAAATCATCTCAACACTGTTAACACTCTCACTGGTGTTGTCACTGTTGTAACAACTGCTTCAACTGCTCCCAGCCTTCCTCAATACGTTCCGGGGGTTGTCTGCCTAAACAGCACAACCTATGTCCTAGATGCAGATGGTAAGCTTTATAATTCTGCTGTAGGAGATTGTTACACTTGGAACGCTCTTAACTTTGTAAAGGTTAATCAGGACGATACAAAGCCTAAAGCTCTTGCTCGACATTTGAATTACATTATTGGATTTACTGAGCAGAGTGGTGTTGTGTATGTTGATGTGGGTAATGCTGTTGGCAGCACTTTACAGCGTTACGATAGTGCTTGTTTTTCGATTGGATGTAGTGCTGGATTTACTGTAGCTTCTTTTGAACAGGGGCTTATCTGGGTTGGTAAGAGAGCTGACGCTAACAATTCAGTTTGGATTTTAAATGGTTTAACTCCTCAAAAAATTTCTACAGAACACATTGATAAGTTCTTTGAGAATAATGGATTAGCTGTTTCAGGTGTGTTTCAACCTTCAGCTTATATCACTAAGTTTAGAGGTCATGAATTTTATGTGCTCCATCTTCCCACTCCTGATATTACGTTAGTTTATGACATCGTTAATAAAACTTGGCATGTTTGGAGTAGCAACAGAATTCTAGGTATTGAAGGAATCTTTGATGGTGTCTTCTGTTGTGAAAGTAGATATCAAGATAGTGAAGCCTACATGATGGGAAAAGAGGGAAGTATTTATCAACTCCATGAAGGTACATATCAGGATGAAGAGATAAATAACAGGAACATTAATGTTTTAGTTCAAACTTCCCGTCTAGACTTGGGTACGCAGAAAAGAAAAATATTTAATTCTGTCAATTTGCTTGCAGATGCAGATAATACTACTGTAGCTCTTTCTTATACTGATAATGATTATACTTCTTTTTCTACTCCGAGAAACTTTACACTCTCACAAGATCGACCAGCAATCTTTGCTTTAGGGATGGGACGTAAAAGGGCTTTTAGATTTGCTCATACTGACAACACTCCTCTACGTTTGTATGGAGCTGAGTTTGATATTTCTCCAACGGTAAATTGACATGAGACATCTTCTGTATCAATCTCCTCACTTTATATTTGAATATGAAATGAATAGCAAAGGATATGCTATTATACATAATACAGTATATAAATATAATAAGAGTATTAAGAAAGCTTTACTAGAAGCTGCAGAAGATGTTAAAAAGATATTGAAAAGCAAGGGTGTAAAGATTGTGGTTTCTAGCGTTCCTGTAGGAATCACTTACAAATATAATTTAATGTTTGGGCTAAAAGATACAGGACAGAAGAATCCTGCTACTGGTAACCCACTCCTCTGCTTACTATTGTGAGGAATTATGAGTGATTTTTTTGATGATTTTCTAGGACTCGATCCTAATGGCGGAGGTCTTGCAGATTTTACAAGAACCATTGCTGATAACTTCGATCCTCTCGGTATGTCCTATAATGCTTTCACTGGACGTAGCTTTGGTGATGATGTGGTTGGTGCTGATCCGGGAGGTGGTGGTGCTGTTAAAGCAGCTAATATTATTGGTCCACTGGTAGGAGCTTATTTCACTGGTGGCGCTCTAGCAGGTGCTTACGGATCTGGAGCTGGTGCAGCAGCAGGGGCTGGCACTGGAGCTACTGAAGCTGGTATTATGGAAGCGTTAGCTGCACAGGGTATTGAAGCTGCTCAATTAGAAGCTGCTCTTTCTGCTGCTGGCGTAGGTGTTGACACTGCTGCAGCTTTAGGCTCTTCTGGTGTGGGTCTTGGTGAATTAATGGCTTCTGCTGGTGTAGCTTCCCCTGCTGATGCTGCTGCCCTTGGCACTATGAATACAGCCACTGGTGTTTTTGAAGCTGCTGCTCCTACATATGGAACTGCTGCTAACACTGCTGGTATTATGGGGGACGTGTCAACTGCTGGACAGTTTGGTTCTGCAGGAAGTGCTCTAGGTACTGGTAATTCTGCTAGTCTTGGTGGTTTGATTGGTGGTGTAGGAGATGCTGGTGTAACAGGTGTTGGTGCTGTATCTTCAGGACTAGGCACTGCTGGTGGTACAGCTCTAGGAGCAACTGCCACTGATATGGCTGCCGCTGCTGCTAGTGGAATGTCTATCGCAGATTACATGAATCTTGCTAAGGCTGGTACAGGCATTGTAAGTGGTTTAAATGGGCTTATAGGTGGTGGTACAGGGACAGGTGCTTCTGGTGCAGCTACGGCTGCTGCAGACCCCTTTGCAAGCTCTCGTGCAGGCTATGTAACTAAGCTCAACAATCTTGTAGCCAACCCTGACAGCATCACTAATACAGCAGCTTATAAGAGTGCTCTGAATCAAGGGCTCACGGGTGTTCAGCGTACAATGGCTTCTAGGGGCTATGCTAATTCCGGTAATGAGCAAGCAGCTCTTATGGACTACGGCAACACTTACGCTAATAATCAATATCAGACACAGCTTGCCAATCTAATGCAATTGTCTGGAGCTGTTCAATCTCCTGCTCAAGGACTTAATGCTGCAACTAATGCAACCACTGCTGCTAACGCTCAACAACAGCAATATTGGAATGCTCTTGCTCAGGGTATGGGAACGTTGTCTAACAATTCACAAGCTATCGGAAATCTAGGTAATACCATAGGTTCTTGGTGGTCTTCTCTTACTGGACCTTAATATGCCATTCTTCACTACAGAAATGGACAAAGGAATCGTTTCTG